GTGACGGAGTGGCTTCTGCCGCTGCTGGTGGGCGTGGGCACCGGCATCCTGTCCGCCTGGGGCGTGGGCGGCGGGACGCTGCTGCTGTTGATCATGACGCTGTTTCTGGGGGTGGATCAGCGGACGGCCCAGGGAATCAACCTGCTGTATTTCCTGCCCACCGCCGGGGCGGGACTGCTGTTCCACCGGAAGAGCGGTCTGCTGGACAGGGATGCTCTGCGGCAGGCGGTGCCCTGGGGGCTGGCGACGGCGGCGTTGGCCGCCTGGGCCGCCACCGCCATCGACACGGAGCTACTGCGCAGGCCCTTCGGTGTGTACCTGCTGGTGATGGGCGTGGTGACGCTGGTGAAGAAGGACGATGAATAAGGGCGGACAGCCCCGCCAAAGGCAAAAAAGGGGGACGGCCTTGGCCGTCCCCCTATAAAAGCTTCATGCCAGTTTTTTACACCTGCTCCTCGTCGGTGCGGTTGCGCCAGGCCAGCTCCTGCTCCAGCTCGAACTCCAGCTTCTTCACACGTTCCTTCAGCTCGTCGTAGTGCTCGCTCTGGACATAGTACTTCACGAAGGAGAAGGTGGCCTCGGCGAATTCCTCCTCGGTATAGGAGGCCAGCAGAGAGCCGCCGCTGCGGCGCAGACCGCTGACGTTGATGACCACCAGACGGCGGTGCTGCTCGCTCAACTGGAACAGCTTCAGCTTTTCGGGGATCTCCAGACCCAGGTCGTACTGCTCGTTGACCAGATTCAGCAGACGTGCCTGCTCCGGCTTGGCGGAGACGATGACGCCGTGACGGGAGAACAGATCCTTCAGATAGTCCACAGACACTTCCTCGCGGGTGATGGTGCCCTTGCCGATACCGGTCAGCATGGTGTTGGACAGATTCAGGCTCACATAGACCTCATGGCCGGTGGTGGGATAGCTCATAACACAAGACCTCCTGCTTTTCCTTTGGTTGTCAAGGGCGCATGCCCTCTCCTCTTATGGTTCCATCTTAGCAGGTCAGCGGGAGAAATGCAATAAAAACTTACAAAAATTTAAAAATATTTTTGTGCAATAGTGCTAAATGTATGGAATGAGTGATACTTTTGGGTAGGGTTTCGCGCTGCAAGCGCGAGGACGGTCTCCGACGGGTTACTTCCATCGTGCGGTGCAAAACCAGATGGATGCTACAGCGGCATAGCCGCCGAGATCGGGGCTAAAAACATGCCACCGGCATGTTTTCTTAACACCCCGACGCCGCTGCCGCTCATGCCTACGCCGAAAAACCGTATGCGTTCACCGTGCGGTGGGGTGAGGTCACCCCGCCCTACAAAGGGGTGCAGTAACGTTTCGTAGGGCGGCCTGACCACAGGCCGCCGCGTACAACGATTCGGCTTCTACCGTCGTAATCGCAAGCGGCAGCGGCGCAAGAAGAAAGTCGATTCGTCATACGCAGCGATATCAGCCGTGTCCTGTGAGCGCGTGGTAAAAGGTTTCCATCCCGAACAAGGTATAGCGTGCGCGGATTCTTAAACCGCAGGTTTAAGTGGCGTTTTTGGTTACTTTTGCCGCCAAGGGCAAAAGTAACTCGCCCCGGAGGGCGAAATACTCCCTCACACCCCAGTCAGATCGAACGGCGGGGTGTACTCCGCCCTGGCGGCGGTGCGTTCCTGGGTAAAGCCGTCGGTGATGCCGCAGTTTTCCATGTACGCCACGGCGGCGCGGTATTCGCTGCGGGTCACATGGCGGCGCAGCGTGCCCTCCGCGTTCTCCTGGGGCGTGTACTGGCTCATGAGGGAAAACATCACCTCGCCGGGCCGGAAATTCTCCGCCACCCAGTCGATGCAGCGGCGGGTGTTGTCCATCTGCCCCGGCAGCACCAGGTGCCGGATCACCACGCCCCGCTTCAAAAGGCCGTCCTCCAGCACGCAGGGCCCCGTCTGGCGGAACATTTCCCGGATGGCCGCCGCGGCTACAGGGAAATAGTCCGGCGCGGCGCTGAGCCGTCCGGCCAACTCACCGTCGGCGTATTTCAGGTCGGGCAGCCAGATGTCCACCTTGCCCTCTAATTGCCGCAGCGTTTCCACCGACTCATAGCCGCCGCAGTTATACACCACCGGCACGCTCAGCTTCGGCTCCAGTGCAGGCAGGATCCACGGCAGAAAGTGGGTCGGCGTCACCAGATTGATGTTGTGAGCGCCCCGGCTGATCAGCTCCTCAAAAATCTCCCGCAGCCGCTCCGTGGTGATGGCTTTGCCGAAGCCTCCCGCGGAGATGCTGCCGTTCTGGCAATAGCAGCACCGCAGGGTGCAGCCGGAGAAAAACACCGTGCCGCTGCCGTTGGTGCCGGAGATGGGCGGCTCCTCCCACATGTGCAGGGCGGCCCGGGCGATGCGCAGCCCGGCGGGCATACCGCAGAAGCCCTTTCCCTCCGTCTCCGTCCGCTCCGCTCCACAGCGCCGGGGACACAGCGTACAGATCATTTCCGCAGCCGGTGGAAATCCGGCCCCAGGTCGCCCGCCATCCAGTGGCGGCGGCACAGCCCGATGTACTGGTCGTTGGCACCCAGCACCACCTGCGCGCCCTCCTTCAGCACATGGCCGTTCTCGTCAAAGCGGGCGTTGAAGGCCGCCTTCTTGCCGCACCAGCAGATGGTCTTGACCTCCTCCAGCTTGTCGGCCAGCACCAGCAGGTGATAGCTGCCGGGGAACAGGTCGCCCTTGAAGTCGGCCCGCAGGCCGTAGCAGATGACGGGGATATTGCAGTCGTCCACCAGGTGCACCAGGTAATAGACCTCCTCCTTGCTGAGAAACTGGGCCTCGTCCACGATGATGCAGGCGTACTTCTGCAGCTCCTCGTCGGACATGGCCTGCATTTCGTGGAAATAGACGCAGGGGTGCTTCAACCCGATGCGGGAGGACACCATGTGGTCGCCGTCCCGTGTGTCGATCTGGGGCTTCACCAGCAGGGTGTCCTGTCCCCGCTCCTCATAGTTGAAGCGGGCCATCAGCGCGTTGGCGCTTTTGCTGGAGCCCATGGCTCCGTACTTGAAATAAAGCTGTGCCATTGTTGTGGTTCTCTCCTTATTTATCTTCTGTCCTTTGGGCGGTGTTCGTTAAACAGTTGTAGGGGCCGGCGTCCTCGACGGCCCGCACGATATACGATGGCTTTTCCGGTAAGCAGCGGGGCGTCGAGGACGCCGCCCCCTACGATAACACCGGAATACCTTCACCGTTCCACCTTTCCAAACGCCGTGGGCATGGGGTATTTCTCCCTTTCTTCCCCGGTGCGCCAGGCCCACTCCGGCGGGCCTTCGCCCTGCACATCCAGCGTAAACACTGTCATTTCCCATATGATGTGGGTAAAAATGTGCTTTTCGGTAAAGCTTTTGCCCCATCTGTGGGGCGATAATCCCCATTCGGCCAACTGTGCCGCCGCCTGGGCCTCCGTCAGTGCTCCCGGTACGTTGGGGAACTCCCAGAGTCCCGCCAGCAGTCCCTTTCCGGGCCGCTGCCGCACCGCCGCCGCGTCGTTCCTGTGCAGGAGGAACACCGTCAGCTGTTCCGTCCGCTTGCCGGACTTCTTCTCCCGCACCGGCAGCTGCCGCTGCAAGCCCTTTTCCCGGGCCGCACAGAAGTCCCGGGCCGGACAGTCGCCGCACAGCGGCTCGCCGTTGGGCAGGCATATCATAGCCCCCAAGTCCATCAGCGCCTGATTGAAGGCGCCGGGCCGGTCGTGTGGGATCACCTCCGCCATCCATTGGCGGAACAGCGTCCGCACCTTCGGCTCCAGCACGTTGCCGTCGTGACCGGACAGCCGTGCCGCCAGCCGCAGCACGTTGCCGTCCACCGCCGGAACGGCTTGCCCGAAAGCGATGGAGGCGATGGCGCCCGCCGTATAGTCGCCCACCCCCGGCAGGGCCGTCAGCCCTTCATATGTATCGGGGAATACCCCGCCGTGCTCATTTACAATGGCCTGCGCCGCCTTTTGCAGGTTGCGGGCCCGGCTGTAATAGCCCAAGCCCTGCCACAGGGCCATCAACAGCTGCTCATCGGCGGCGGCCAGCGCCTCCACCGTGGGCAGGGCTTCCATGAACCGCGCGAAATACGGCAGCACCGCCGTGACACGGGTCTGCTGCAGCATGATCTCCGACACCCATGTGCGGTAGGGTGAGACCTCCTCCCGCCAGGGCAGCACGCGCCGGTTGGCGTCATACCACGCCAACAGGGGCGGCGGCAGAGCCTTCAGTTGTTGGGGTGTTTCCTGCATATCGTCTCCTCTCATTTGCTGAACCGCGCCGCGTAGCCGCAGCGGCGGCATAAGTCCTCACTGGGCGCGCGGTGGGAAAAGCCCTCCCGGATGGCCCGCGCCCGGGGTGTGTTCAAGATGTCCGGCAGTTCCTGGGTCAGCAGGTTTCCCAGCGCCATACGGCCCTCGCCGTCCAGACAGCAGGGCACCACCGTGCCGTCGCACAGTACGGCCATCTGCTGGCGCAGGGCGTGGCAGAATTGCACGTTGCCCTCCGCCGCATCCGGGGACGGCCAGTCGAATTTCCGGGCCGATTCCAGAAACAGGCCCGGCGCAAGACGCTTGTTGCCCACGCTGTCAGCAGGCAGGTTTTCCACATCGGTGCCGGTCATGGTGGATAAAAAGCGGAGAGCTTCGCCATTTCTGGCCTCTGCGCCGCCCTCATTCCACAATCGCAGGGCGCACAGCACGCCCTTTACGCTGGCGGCGGCGCAGAATTTCCACACGTCGTGGAGATAATCCGTCATGTCGCCGCCGTCGTTGCCCTCAAAGCTGTGGAGCGAAACGCTGACCTTATGTAACGCCGGGGCAGACAGCAGGGCGCTGCTTTTCTCGGAAAGCAGCGTGCCGTTGGTGGTGATGCACACCCGGAAGCCCAACTCTCCGGCGATAGCCAACAGCTCCGCCAACTGCGGATGCAGCAGCGGCTCACCCATGACGTGGAAGTAAAGATAGCGGGTGTGATCCCGCAGCTTTTCCGCCATCAGGCGGAACTCCTCCGGGGAAAGAAAGCGCTTTTCCCGTGTCGTCCCGGGGCAGAATACGCAGGAGAGGTTGCACACGTTGGTGATCTCCACATAGACCCGCTTGAACATATGTGATCCTCCCCCGTTTTTGATGCTCCTGGTATTGTACCACAAAACGAGGGAGGAGGAAAGGGGATTTATTGCAGGGGTTAGAAATGTTCCGCGCTCCGGCGTGGGAACGGCCTCCGGCGGCCCACTTTCGCCGTACAATGCAACCCCAGATGGATGCTACGGCGGCATAGCCGCCGAGATCGGATGCTAAAAATATGCCACCGGCATATTTTCTTAACGCACCGACTGGAAAAGTGGGTAAAAGAGCCAGCAGGAACCGAGGTTCCTGCACCTCCTTGCGCGCTACACGTTGTGCCAGATCGTAGGCTCTTACCACACGTTTACATAAGATTTCCTTTTTCGTACCGTTATCGAATCGTCTCCGCATCAGCGCCGCTGCCGCTCATGCCTACGCCGAACAACGCTTCGGTGTCTATCGTTGCAATAGTGAGCGGTAGCGGCGCAGGAAGAAAGTCAATACGTCATACGCAGCGAAATCAAATATTTTCCGCGAATGCGCGGTAAAAGGCCGCAAATCTGCAACGCAAAACAGCGTGGGCGGATTCTTAAACCGCAGGTTTAAGCTGTCCTTTTGGGGGAGCGATCCGAGCGCTGCCAGTGGCAGATGAAGCGAGGTGAGCGAGTGGCAGCGGTCAAAATTTCGGCGGCTTAAATGCCGCAGCGAAATTTTGGGTACCGCAACAGGACACTTTTGGGGCAGCGGCCAAAAGTGACCTGCGCCGGGGCGCGGAACATCCTACTTCACCGCCCATAAAATCAACCCATACACCGCACTGGCGGCGGTGCCGAATACGATCACCGGCCCGGCCACAGTGAACATCTTCACCGCGGTGCCGGTGACCACGCCCTCTGCTTGTGTCAAGATAGGGACGAGGGAAATTTTTGCCCTATTTTACTGGGTTTTTGGCTCCTCAAATTTCTAAAAAAATCGGCTTTTTTCGCAAAACTGCTGTGATAATAGGGATAATTGCTGTGATAATAGGGATTTTGGCAGATAACAACATCCCCGTTCGAGAGCAATTTGGGGCCATCTTTGCTAAACAGCATTGTGCTTCATGGGATGTGAAATGCTCTCTGGCAAAAGGAGCCTTTCAAATGCATCTACGTTGCGAAACTCAATTTCGACCCTCCCGTTCTCAAAAACACGCACCTGCTCCACAAGCCGGGCAATCACTTCCGGACGATATTCTGACAGAGCCAGAATATCCTTTACGCTCTGCGTGGTGTTGCAGGCTGCGTCATACCGTTTGCTCCAATCCTCCAGTTCCTTCCTCAGATCCTTGATTTGGATCTGCAATCGTTCACATTCCATCTGATTCGTTTGCTGGATCTCTTTGAACCGGTCTTTGGTGTATTTGCCTGCACGGTACTCCTCATATAGAAATCCCTTTGTGCTGTTGATGTGCCCCAACCTCATATCAGCAATGCGGATCTGGCTCTTTATCTGCTCACGCTTGGAGCTGTCCAGATTTTTGATATAATCTGATTTTGAAAGCAGCAATTTGGCATGCAGCTTTACCACCTGCAGCGCATTAGACTGCAATGCGTCTACATTCTCATGCAAGGATTCACATCCGGGGCTATGCTCAAAACGCGCCCGCACACAGAACAGATGAACCTGTTTCCCGTGAGAGCGCTGCAGTTTTCGGCCGCAGTACCCACAGACGAACAGATTTTGTGAACGGTTTCCGGCAGTGTTGTTATTTACAGTCCGTATCCGCGATTTCAGCGCACTGATCGCCTGCTGATAGGTTTCAGGCGAAATGATAGCCTCATGCGTTCCCTCAACAACGACCCAATCCTCTCTCGGGAGGCTTCGCATTTTATTCGAGCGGATACCCACAGTTTCTCTGGTTCCGCTTATCATCTTCCCGGTATATCTTTCATCGTTCAGAATCTTTCGAACCGTTCCGCCAAGCCACAGCGATTCGCTTTCAAGAACCCGCCCATTGTAGCGCTCTCCGTTCTGCCTTTTATGCTCCGCCGGGGATGGTATCTTTCGTGCATTGAGACGTTTAGCAATTTCCATCGTACTCAAACCTTCAATGCACCATTCAAAGATTCTTTCTATCGTTGTACGGACATCTTCATCCACTAAAAGCTTGTGCTTGTCCGATGGATCCAACCGATAGCCATAGAAGGCTTGACCACCCCAGTACAAGCCTCTACGGTTGCGGGTTTTTACGGCACTTCGGATTTTCAGGGAAAGATCCTTGCTGTACATCCCATTTACAAGGTTTCTCAGTGCAAGTTCCATGCCTCCGGTCGTTCCGATGTAATCATTGCTGTCAAAGGCATCGCCGACCGAAATAAACCTCGTGCCAAAGAGCGGAAGAATCAATTCGAGGTACGCTCCTACCTCCAAATACTCACGGCCGAAGCGGGATAGATCCTTCACAATAATGCAATGGAGATCTCCTCTGCGAACCAGTTCCATCATGCGCTTGAAATTCGGTCGCTCAAAGCTGGTTCCGCTATAACCGTCATCACAGAATTCCGTAATGCGATAAGAGAGCAGATCATGAGTCTGCTCGATATAGCTTTGAAGGATCTTCCGCTGATTGGTAACACTGTTGCTCTCGCTCTTATCCGTTGATGAGCGAAGATCTCCGTCTTCGACAGAAAGGCGAATATACATGGCAAGCGTCTTTTCAGGCATAGCGCTGTGCCTCCTTCTGCCAAAGAGCCGCATTGAGGAGAAGCTCTTCCATTTCGTCCCGATACTTCAGCTTCACTTCATAGTGACCGTCGTTGAACAGTACTACCTCGTCAATTAGGGCGTCCACCATTGCAGCGTCCAGCTCTGTGCGATTGCCATACTCTTTGATGAGCTCCGTCCAGTAGATACTCCCTTTATACTCGGGAGAATACTTCTGCGCCTCTTTTTCAAGCTCATGGGCAAAAATCCTAAGCTCATCCGCCTTGGTTGCGCACGCATTCGCTTCAGCGATATATTCCTGCTCGGAAAGGATGCCTTCTTTGAAGCTCCTGTAGAGCGTGGCTTTCCGCTCACCGTACAAGTCTATCCTTGCCATAACACTTCGAATCTGCTCTTGAAAAATTCTATATCGGCTTTTATTTTTCTCTCGTTGATTTAAGGATGCAACGATTGCCTGTGCATCGGTAAACAGCTGCATTTGAACTTTTATCAAGCGTAGAACGGACGATTCCAGTTCTTCTTTCTTCACCGCCTTTTTGGGGCAGTAGGACGAATTGTAGTTTTCATGCAGAGTACAGTAATACCACCATGTCGTCTTTCCATTGTTCTTCTTGGCACGCAGAAACATTGCCTTCCCGCATTCCCCGCAGCGCAGGTGTCCCTTAAAAATACTCGCCTGCTTGCTTTTACAGTTGTACTTTGTCGCTGCTCCTGCCGTGTGCTTTAGGTCATCGAAATATTTTTGCACGCAATCAAAGAGCCCTTCCGAAACGATTGGCTCGTGAGTGCCCTTTGTAATGATCCAATCTTCTTTGGGGACTGCCTTGCTTTTTTTCTCCCCCGAGCTATAGAAGTCTGAGCGGTATTTCCCGCCGATTGTCCATCCGAGATATGTCCTGTCAATCAGGATTTTTCTCACGGTCTGTTGATACCAGAGAGAATTCTTGAATTTATCACTCTTTACCAGACCGAGGTTGAAATTATGACGACCGGGGGAAGGAATTCCTCTATCATTCATTGTGACGGCTGCATAATGCAGAGTGCAGCCCTCGGCAACCATCTCAAACAGCTCCCTTACGATGGGCGCTGCTTCAGGGTCTATGACAAGATGATGTTTATCCATCGGATCCCTTAAATACCCATACGGCGCCTTGCTGCCCACGTATTTCCCCTGCTTCTGCATGGATTCCATCACGGAGCATATCTTCTTTGACACATCTTTTGCGTAACGTTCATTTAGAAGGTTCTTTATCTGCACAGAAATATCTGCCTGCTTATATAGCGAATCGAATCTATCCGTAATAGAAATGAAGCGCACATTCAGATACGGGAATACCATCTCAATAAACTCGCCGGACTCAAGATGATTTCGGCCAAGGCGCGACAGGTCTTTTACAATGACGCAATTTACTTTCCCGTCCCGGATATCGTTCATCATGCGGGAAAACTCCGGCCGTTGAAAATCCGTCCCGGATACATCGTCATCGCAATACACATCAAATACGCTGATATCCGGATCCTCGCCTGCAAAATCCCGAAGAAGCTGAATTTGGTTGCCAATGGTGTCAGCTTCTCTTTTTCGTTCATCTTCAACCGAGATACGGGCATACAAAGCCGCAGAATATTCCGTCTTTGGTGTAGGGGGTGATTTCACCGGAGCCACTATGTTTTTTCTGCTCGTTCTTGCCATTTCAAACCACCGCCTTATCGCTATCCGCAACATTGCTGTAGCTTTCCTGAACCTGTGCCAACATCTCGGCATAGTCCTGCGCATGCGCAAACTCAATCTCCAAGGTCTTGTCTTCATACACGCGGATCTGTTCCATACATTCAACAGCAACAGCTCTTGTAAGCGATGGAATATTTTGATGGGCAATCAGGTCTTGGACCCATTGGCTCCGTCGGCCCGATTTGTCAAGTTCCAAATTGAGTTCACGCTGAACTTGTTCTTTCGCGATCAGCGCATCCGTGATTTTAGAATCGTACTGTGCCCGTATTTCAAGAAAATCCTCTTTCGGGATAATATCCTCCTTGAAGTCTTCATATAAAGAAGCTTTCAGCTTCCTGTACTTTATTTCTTCCATCTCAGCTTTTTCCATTCGCTCCTGAGCCTTGCGTGCGCGGATATGCTGAAGCGGCGCGTCCTGGATCGCCTTTAAGCACTCATCCATCTGAACAACCATGGAGATATGCTTCTGCAGCAACGCAAGCACCGCATCCAGAAGCTGCTGTTCCGGAATCGCATGACTTGTGCAAGCTCCACTGTTTTTATAAGTGCTGCAAGCATAGCATATTTGCTTATTCGCTGCGGAAGCGGTAATCGTCCGGCGAACCATGGGGCTTCCGCAATCTGCGCAGAAAAGCATCCCTGCAAGGGGAAACACAACGTTTTTCCCGGGAGAGACACGCGTATCCATCTTCAGCAAGCGTTGAACAAGGTCAAACGTTTTCTCACTGACAATTGCCTCAAACGCTTGCTCAACCACGACCCATTTCTCCGGCGGGTTTACAACCACTGTTTTGATTTTGTAATTTGGCCTTGTGCGAACGCCCTGTATCATCGTCCCTGTATACACACGGTTTGACAATATACGTCCTACGCCGACAGCAGTCCATTCGACTTTTGCATGCTTCTGAAAGCTGCACTTGAGTCTGCTTCCCATGCTTCTCTTATATTCTAGTGGCGCCAGAACTCTTTGCTCTGTCAGGCGTTTAGCGATTGCCGCTTGGCTCATTCCTTCAATTTTCCAGCGAAAAATATCCTGAATGACGCCTGCAGCATATGGGTCGATCTCCAATTTGGTATGGTCATCTTCAGATTTCATATAACCATAGGGGGCAAAGGCGCCGAGATATTCTCCGTTTTTACGCCGAACCTGAAATTGACTCCGAATTTTCATGGAAATATCGCGGCAATAGTTGTCGTTCATCAGGTTTTTTAGCGTGATGCTGAAATCATCTGCGTAATCGCGCGTCACCGTGTCAATATTGTCGTTGATCGCTATCAAGCGTACGCCGTAAAAAGGAAAAAGACGGTCGATATACTTTCCGGCATTGATGTACTCTCGGCCGAAGCGGGACAAATCCTTCACAACGACGCAATTGACCGTCCCAGCCTTGATGTCATTCATCATAAGCTGGAACGCAGGTCGGTCATAGTTAGTCCCAGTATATCCATCGTCTATACGAACGGATACGATATTTATTTCGGGTTTATCCTGTAAATAATCGAGAATGAGCTGTTTCTGATTGGTAATGCTGTTGCTTTCGTTTTTTCTTCCGTCAGAAGCATCTTCGTCTTCTTTGGAGAGGCGTACATATATAGCGGCGTTATAGTTCGTAAGCTCTGACATAATCTCACTCCTTTGATATACTTGTCAGGTTCACCGACAATTATCTCCGAATGAGTATCAGACTGAATCCTTGTTTATTTTAACATGTCGCAGCTGATAAGTCTACCGGTTTTGCCGAAAACCATAATTTTCCAGAACTCATACCGTTTGCAGCATATCGATCATATTCTGCTGAAACGATGGTCCGTTTTCCTTGTACACAACCTTTATCGCAACATCCCCTATCCGAAAGCAGTAGGGATTCTGTATTTGGCGCATGAATTCAGCTACTCGCTCCGGAACAGGTTTTGTTTCATCAATCGTAACCTGATTCAGGTCGATCAAGTCGTTTTTATCTATGGAACGGACATCCACGGCTCGAAGCTGTTCCAACCTTTCGTTTATCCTTAAACTATCCACAACAGGAACTCCTTTCCTAAACTCTAACTCCATTTTTGACCAATTGAATAGGTTTTATTCCTTCAAACGATGCAGTCACCCTCCGCCCGTGGCGAACGGGTCCATGGAAGTCTCATCCCCCCGCCTTCATTATGGCCGGGCCGCGAATTACGGAAGTATCATTATTGCCCCTGGCGGATCATCGCGCATACGGTTGCCGTCCGTATTTATGTGCTCTTGGCTTTGGCCTGCCAAACCAAATGGATAGCCGCTTGCCGCCAGAGGAACGAGAGGGCGCTGCTATGCGATTTTCAAGGTTCATTGAAAACGGGATTGCCTTCATATAGTAAAAACACTCGAAAAACGCAAAATCTAATGCTCTGAGAAAAAATTAAGGCTCCGGCAAATAACCGGAGCCTTTGTCTAAATTCTGAACTCCGAAATATGCAGAACAATATGCAGCATAATGTATTGCCTACAATCCTCGTCGAGATTACCGGCATAACTGCTCAGCCGGTTAATCAGAGGCATATATAGAGCAAGCAGGGAATCCAACGCTTCCCGGTCTCCGCATACAGCAGCTTCCAGAAGTAGTCTAAATTCATTATCGGTCATTTTTTCGCTCCTTTATAAGGCGCTCTCTTAAACGCTTTATTGCAAGGGAGCGCTGGTTGTATACATGCTGTACAGAGCAGTGGAGCTTTGCTGCAATTTCAGATGGTGTAAGCTCTTCGACAAAAAGCATTTCCAGTATACGTCTGCGCATCAGCGGAAGTTCCCGGAACGCCTCAGCCAAACGCTGTTCCTCGAAATCAAAGCTATCCGGCGTAACACCAGCAGATAATAGCGCCGTATCCACAATTGCAACATCAGCTTCTTCAAGGGGTACGGTTTGTAATTGCTTTTTTTCAGCACGCAGATAGTTCTTCTGTGCATGTTCTGCAGTTATGACGATCCATCTTGTGAACCGGCCACGCAGTTCATCCCTTCCGTCCATGGGTGACATTTTTTACGCCTCCTTTGGCGCATGCCACCCCGGCAAAAGAGATCAAAACACGCCACGATGGCATGCTATGTTCTGTAAAATATGGGGTTAAATCAGGAATTTGAGCGGAATAGTAGCGCATCAACGCATCAAAACCACCTCCTCCCTGTATAAGCGAGGGTTGTCTGCCCATAAAAACACCCACCCGTTGACAGTTTTTATAAACTGTACAAAACGGATGGGTGCTTGGCGGGGCTCAACAGCTCCACCTCTGAAGTCATATTTCTGCGGTGAAAGGACCTGCTTGTTTGCAGGCAGAAAAGTCTCAAAATAATCTCAACTACGGTCACAAAAACGGATAAAAGCCGCAGTTCATGTTCTGCATGATGTAAAAAGCGTCTTCACTTCCTGCATATGCTCATCTGTGAGATACGGCTCTGCCTGCCTGAAATAAATCTGTGACAGGGTCTTGCTGCCGGACATAAGCATTGCTTTTATGAGATAGTAATGGACTTCCGACTCATACATATCGATGGACAGCAAATCCATGGATAGTTCCTGTACGCGAAGGTAGTTCTTTTCTCTATAAAGCATAGAGAGATACCGTTTCATGTAGTGCAGAAACTTGTTTTGGTAATACAGCGTTTTGGGCATTAGCCAGTGGTAAAAGTCGTACCGCGGAAGGAGACTGCCGCGGTAAAGTCCAATAATACTCTCATACAGCGCCTGTAAAATCGCCGGGTCGGAAGAATTATCGATCCGTTTGCATGCATCGTCGAAGCGCTCAACATCAGTAAAAATCGTGTAATTAGGGTTTAACGTAAATGTCCCGTGCGACGCCTGAATCAAATCGCGGATCCCTATGCATGCCAGCGTGCTGCGAAGGCGGTATACGACATTCTTAATCGAATTGTACGGATTCTCCATGTCTTTGCTTTCCCATATGACGTCTGTGAGCAGCCGCAGCGGATGTTCTCTTTTGCGATTTAAGAGCAGAAATGTCAGAAGCACATATCCGGACTCATTTGTAAATGAATCATCTTTCAAAACATCGGTTGAAGAAATGATTTCCAGTTTCCCAAACATATTTGCCTGAATGATTGTTGGTTGTTTTATACTCGCATAGCGCCTTTCTCTCCACTCCTGCAGCAGTATTTCATTTAGCTCCACAACGATGCAAAGGATAACAAGTCGTAAAAAACCCGGATTTTCCACATTGCGTTTCGGATTATCTACGCCAAGAAAACCGGCATTGAGTCTTTTTTGAAACGGAACCGCCAGAAGCGAATTCACACTCCGTTTCTCCAAGTATCTGTATTCTTCCAGGAATTCAGTTTTAATCTGCTCCAAATCCGTAATAATGATTGGCGTATCGCTCTTTAGTGAGCAAAGCCAGCGCGGAAACATTTCGAACGGCATAAATTGGAGATTGTCAATTTCGGGTGCTATTCCAGGGGCACAGCACTCATATGTATTGACTCCGATACCCAACTCATCGTCCACTTCAATGACATACGCTCTGTCAGCGCCGTAGAACATAAGCGCTCCCTGCAGTGCCAGTTCGATTTTTTCCTTTGGGTTCGTATTGTTGCGCAGTTTGGTTTCCAAATCGCTCAGAATGCGCAAATAATCGCAGCCATTACCGTCTACATTCAGTCTGCAGATTCCTTCCTTTCTATCACCGTTCATCATAGTGTTCACCTCCTATTTGGATGATACCTCCCCAGATAAAACGCAAAGCTGCCCAGTAAGAACCGGACAGCCTTTCGCTCTCGTTGACCGTGCAGATATAGACTGTACGGTGCAGAATATTCATTTGTGTTGACCGAGTGTCTGCTAAGCAGAAATCGCTGCCTCCAGGGAAAGGCATTCACAACTCAATGCTCGTCATGAGCTTTTTCGATGATGTCAACCAACTGCCTCAGCAAATCGCAGGTGAGTATCTTTGTTTTCACAGGGAATTTATCAACGCGCTCATAAAGGTCGCGCATGATGACCTGTTCCTTATAGTCATAGGAATCCAACAAAAGCTGATCCACTGTGGTGTGCAGCATGTTTGCCACTGAAACCAGCAGTTCAATGCTGATTCCGCCTTTGCCATTTTCAATTTTGCCGAGGTGGCTGTTCGTGCAATTCAGCCGATCAGCGAACTCCTCCTGCGTCATTTCGAGGTTCTGACGCATCGCTTTTATGCGTCTTCCAAGAGCTACTTTGTCCACCAGCATCGTCTCCTTCTATATTATTATTTTACAAAAAAGAGGCGTGCTGTTGAAGTTACTATAAATCCACTATCCACCTTAATAATGCGTATTTGCGCTTTGAAGTGGTTTTGTATTCATCAAAACAACAGAAAAGTAGATTCACAGTTTTGTAAGTTCTTAAAAGTCAACCATCAAACAACTCCAGATTACTGATCATTGCCGCAATGTCCACGTTCAAATCTTCCTGCATTTGTATAGATGGTGTTTCAACGCCTCCGGCAAGCAACTGACCGTTTGCGATTCGCTCGTCAATAATGGATCGAATCATTTGCTCAAGCGCCTCACGCCTTATCCCGCCGTCAATTTTAACACTTACCGGCGCAGGTTCAGCAAGCTCGGGATGTGCAGCAATATATGCATTCAGTGCGGCTATGACAACTGCGCTTTTTCGGTTTCCAAGACGCTCTAAAAGCTCTCCTGCCTGCACCTGTTCTCGCGTTTCTGAACCGAACTGCAGCGAAAAACGGTATTTCCCATCCCGCTTCACAACGGAACCCCCATTATTGTACCGCGCGCATGGCCATCTGTCCTCGCGCAAGCATCTCATAACCGATCGCGTTTGCCTTTGGATCCTCGATGAAGGTAGCCTTCGCCACAAGCGGGGTATGCTCAATCAACGGTCTGAACAGGACGCTTCCGCCTCCAATAAAGATGGCGGGATTGGTACGCAAATCCACCTGAAGCTCACGCAGCTTGCCCAAAATATCTTTTGCGTGCAGCTGAGCCGCATCACGAATCGCCTTTTTTACCTCATCTGGCAGTATCGTTTCCTGCCCCTGCAGCACTGCACAGATATGCTCGTCTTCAATGCGCATGTCGTGCTGCGCGCTGATTTTGCCAATGATATCATTGTTCATGGTGATGACTCCGCTCTCTAAACTGCGGCAGAATTGCAGATCCGGCTTTCCGTTGCGAAGGAGAAGCACATCGGTAGTATATCCGCCGATATCCACGATAAACATCCGCAGCGTTTTCAATAGCTGTCCGCTTTGAGGAACAACAGCGGCATACGCCTGCGGATACACAAAGACATTTCGGATCACAATGCTCATAGGACGGTTGTTGTAAGCAAAATTCACTGTTCCAAACCGCCTGAAATACTGCGCGAAGCGTTCTCTCAGCATCCCGTAGTGTTCCGGCGGCAAGCCAACCGCAAGGTCGATCTGCTCAAACGCCGTATTGGCACCGGCAGCGGAAAGCTCCTTAGCAATGGCAAAGAGCGACAGGATAAAGTATCGATCATCTCTGGTCTTGTCTCTCATATAGGGCAAGCGCTGCCCGGTGAGCGACCAGTATTTCCCGTTGTACTCCAAAACCTCCTCTGCCATAGGCGGTTTTACGGTGTGTTCTGTCAGCCCGGAAATGAAAGAGAAATGCGGGGTTTTAACGGCATAATTTCCATGATCAATGGCGATCAACATAAGAGTACCTCCCATTTTGGTTTATCTAATTACACGGTTTAGCATGCGTATTTACAGCAGAAATACGCATTGAGTCAATAAATACGCGCGAAACGAAGGATCAGGCTTCTGGCTCTCCGTGGGGAAAAAGTCTCTGTTTCTCTCTTGGAAGAACACGATTCGACGCATTTACATCATTTCTTCCATAAGAGAAACTATTGATATTTCCAGCTGCTTGTGCTATGATAAAAGAAAACTCCGGAGGTGACCTGCCATGATCGTGCGTGAACGATATATGCGGCTGATCCGTGATTTTATGGATAAGCCTGTGATTAAAATCATAACAGGAATGCGGCGGAGCGGCAAAAGTGCTCTCTTGGAGCTTACGCGTCAGGAGCTGCTCGACCGCGGTGTTGACAGGAAGAACATCATTTTCATCAACTTTGAATCCTTGCGCTATGAGGCGCTCAGGGACTATAAGGCGCTGTACGCAGAGATCATCAAAATCGCTGGACAGACAGAAGGACGGATCTACGTCCTTCTCGATGAAATCCAAGAAGTGAACACTTGGGAGCAGGTCATAAATTCCCTCCGCGTAGATCTTGACTGCGATATCTATGTAACAGGCTCAAACGCAAAGCTCCTCTCCGGGGAACTCGCCACGCTGTTGGCTGGGCGGTATGTGGAGATACAGGTCTATCCGCTGGATTTTGATGAATATCTGGCATTCGCAGCAGAGAATGAGGACGAGGCAAAGCTCTCGAAGCGGGAACAGTTTGCTAACTTTCTCCGTTTTGGGGGACTGCCCGGCATCCATCAGCTGAAATGGGATGAGGATCGCGTCATGCAATACCTTCATGACATCTATAATTCCGTTCTGCTGAAGGATGTGATTGCACGAAACCGGATACGCGACACGGCATTACTGGAGAGTATTGTCCTTTATCTCATGGACAACATTGGAAACACTTTTTCCGCAAAAACAATCTCTGATTTTTTAAAAAGCCAGGGGCGAAAGCTAAGCACGGAAACCGTCTACAATTATCTGAAGGCATTGGAAAGCGCCTTCCTGATCCACAAGGTCGTCCGCTTTGACATCAAGGGAAAGCGGATACTGGAGACGCAGGAAAAATACTATCTCTCCGATTTAGGTCTGCGCCACGCCGTTATTGGCTACCGGGACAATGATATTGCCGGCGTTCTGGAGAACACTGTATTCCTGGAGCTGCTGCGCAGAGGGTTCTCCGTCAACATCGGAAAGCAGGATGTGGCCGAGGTTGACTTTGTCGCAAACCGGGCTGACGACCGTCTCTATATCCAAGTCTGCTATATTCTTACGCCGGAAAATACGGATCGGGAATTTGCGCCGCTGGAGGCGATCTCGGATAACTACGAAAAACTTGTCCTGTCCACGGATACGCTGCTGCGGGTCAATCGTGGCGGGATCCGTCAAAAGAACATTATAGACTTTCTGTTGGAACATTAAATATGCGATAACGCAGGAACGAGAAAAGGACGGTACAGCCGAAGCTGAACCGTCCTTTTTCACTAAGATAATTGCCGCCGGAAGCAGTGCTCCCAAACATAATCATCAAGACCTTTGTAGTGTGGATCCCACAGATAGGTGCCATAGCGAAAACCTGCATCCGAAAGCAGTGAGACCAGCGTCCTGTATCCGCCTTGCACATGGGGGTTCTCCATGAAATCCATGTCGAATGCAGTCATGATACGTTCTACACCTTGCTCATGCAGCTGCGGCAGGATAAGCTCCAATTGGGTCAATGTATTTACCCCCGCAACTGCGAGTACTGTCTGTCCTGTCAGGTAATGGATGACATCCGCTTTCATGGGGCCCTCTGTGAGCAGCACCATAGCGCGCGGTTCCCCCGCAATATGTACCCAACCCTCTGCCTTACAGCCGTCTGTGCGGCCGGTGCTGGATACCCAGCGAAATTTGCGCCGCGTCGCATTATCCCGGCGAATCTGCATGCCTTGAATACGGCCTTTGCTGTCTCGCACCGGAATCAGAATACCGCGGCTCTCACAGGCAAAGGACCATTTCCCGTCTTTTCGGTAAAAGCCGGGAACACCGGACAGATAATATCCGCTGGATTGAAGCTGCCTTGCAATGGTTTGCATCCCCACCACCGGAGTGGTCCGGTACCCAAGCCTGTCGATTTCCTCATCTGATAGGCCCCGGTTTCGCAGGTTCTGCCGATGGTCGGAGGCCAGCGTCAGCTTGGACAGAAGCCCGGTATAGGTGTCGCTTCGTGATGCAATATCTGTCGGTGGGACTTCTGCAACCACGGGCACAGGAATGTGCTCCGGCTTCGGTATACTGCCCTGCACATCCAAGCGTGCAATCAGAGCATCACGGACCTCCTCGCGGGCAATCCCCGTATAGTATGCATACAGATCGAAAATGCCGCCGGAGAACCCACAGCGCGGACAGCGAAATACATCCTTCTGCAGATTGATGTTGAGATGTTTTGCGTGCGGCTCGTCATCACAACACGGGCAGGGCACATTGTAGTTGCTTCTTCCGTATGGCGGGTATGGAAGCCCAATCAGCGGAATGATATCTGACATATGAAAGATGTCCATACAGCCTCCTTTCCGGGGGACGGAATATCCGTCCCCCGTGATGATATCCGCATCACACGGATGCCTGCTGCATGGCATGTTCACAAATCAACCTTGCCGCGTCAGACAGCTCCTGATTGTCTTTGTATTTATTGGCCACCCATGCAATCGCGTTTGGATCCATCGCTAACACCTCGCCAAGCGTCTTGCCGCTGTACTTTTTGATGGGGCACGGCTT